TTGTACTTCTTCCGAATGCGAACCAGCTCTCATTTTGGTTACGAAGAAACGTGTCTCCAAATCTTTAGGACACCATTCATCGTTAATCTTTACCTTGCCCGGAGTAAGCGTTCTTTGAGTAAAGGTAGTATTACCAGTCGCATCAAAAGAACATCCGTCTGCTTGGAAGAAAACCGATTGCGTTAGGATAGGTAGTTTAGATGGCCCTTTTACACCGGGCATTACTTCTACCAAATTCATCATTTTGGCTTTGTTGATAGTGCCAGCCATCAAAGGGAAACGATTCTCTTCGATGTAAGCTACTAAGCCGTTTACGTTAAATGCACTTGCCATTTTGTTAAGTTTTTAAATGTTATTTTTTTAGTTTTTCTTACGTGTTTCTAACCACCTATCAAGACCGTTTGCATCTTCTTTTTTGAAGTAATTTTTAACGGCTTTGGTTGGTGTTGCTGTTGGTGTTGTGGCGAATTTCTCAAAAAGGTCAGCCATTTCGTTAACCGCTTTTCTCAAATTAGCGTTGTCAGCTTTGATGGCTTCATTCTCAAATTTGAGGTTGTTGATACGGTCACCAATTGAAGCGTTAATCTTCGCCATAACTGCTGCCTGTATTTCATCCATGTTAAACGCAGGCTTTTGTGCTGCCAATGTTGGAGCGTTTGGAGCAACCTCCATTTCTTCTACAACTATTTCAGCTTCGGGGGCTGGTATGATTTCAGTAATTAAACCAGCTTCAGTAGTTACCACGCTGCCGTCCTCTAGTTGGTGTGCTGCATCGGGTGCTGGTAGCAATTCGCCATCTGCTCCGATAACTTGAACCAATGCGCCTATAGCCACTTCGGGTTCAATACGTACTAGCGTGCCATCAATTAGTTTGGCATCCTCAAACTTCAATTCAGTAGCGAACAATAATTTCTTAATGTCGCCTAGTTTTGCCTTAATTGTGTTTTCTAAATTCATAGGTTCGATTTTGGGTAAATAGATTTAATGGTGTTGGTGTTCAATTAGCTTCTAAAATTTCGCGCAATGCTGAAATAATACGGCTATCAATATCGCGTTCAATTGCCTCATCAAAGATGCCCTCTACGCTAAAGCCGCGAAAAGTTCCATCCTTAACCTTAGCCCAAACCGCATCGTTGTCTACTTTGAACGATCCAAACCAGCTGCCATTTGGTAGCGTATCGTGACCGCTTGGAGTACCTATGCCGCGTTCTTCGTCTATTAGTATGCTTTCAAACATGAACACGCCATCCACGTCTTTCTCGTGCATCTCGTTCACCATTGAAAGCCGACCCTCGCGCATAAATTTGAACACAATTTTCTTAATGGTTTCAGCGTTGAAAACAACGTAGTATTCTTCGCCTGTTTTTGACCGTCTAAAAATTGGCAAGTCGGCAACCATTAGCGCGCCCGATACTATGCGCTTTTCTTCGCTTTGGATCTTGAACGCTTGCCCGTGTTTTTGAAAGGCTAACCATTCGCGTTTGATTGCAGGATCGTCAACAAAGGATATTTTTTCCACCCTTGTTTCATCGTCCAACTCGTCAATAGTCATTTCAATTATTTTGTTTTCCATTGCCTTAGTTTTTACCCACCTCCAAAAGTGGACTGTGATTCTATTTGGTTAATGTTTGCTTGCGACCCTGTGATTTGCGTTTCAACTACATAGGCTTGAACGGGTGCTAGTTCAGCTTGCTGCGTGTTACCTAGCTGCGTTGTGTTGGTTGTAACGGGTGAGAATGATGGTGCTGCTGTTGCACCTGCACCAGCTTCTGCTGCAATTCCGCTAGCACTTGGTCCTGGTATGTTTGCACTATCTAGCGCGGAGGTTGCAGAAGTTATACCAGCTACAACCGCTGTAATACCCATTGCAATACCAGCAATCAATTCGTAAGGATTAGTTGAATTTTTAACCGCTGCAACCGCATTAGATATACCAATCGCTGTATTAATAGCAATTTCGGCAACCGCTAATGTTTTAGCAAATACCGTGTTTTCTAATCCTTGCTGTTGCATTAGTACGCTAATTTGCCCTAATGCTTTTGCGGTTTCTCTTCCAGCATTTATTTTAGCGTCTTTAATCTTTTTAGCCGCTTCTATTTCCTTTTCAGCGGCTGTCTTTTCAGCGTTTGCTATATCCTCCGCACTTTTAGTTGCTTCAGCTAGCTTTTTTTCATAATACTCGGTTTCGATTTCGCCCTTTACAAGCATTCGCTCACGTAGGTACAAGTCCTCCGCTTCAGCTAATTCTTCTGCGCGAAGTTGTGCATCGGCTTGGTTTTCAGTAATAGCCGCTACAACCGCTTCGTATTTTAACCGCTCGGCCTTTTGAGCTTGTTCAATGTCTAATTGTAGCTCTTCTTCAGCTGTAACCGCCTTACGTTCAGAAATATATTCATCAATTTTATCTTGGTTTTCTATTCTTTTTTCAGCTGCTTTTTTTTCAGCTTCTGCTATTGCTTCCTTTTCTTCTTTTAGTTTTTTGGCTAGTGCTACCTCCGCTTCGTTCTTTGCTTTAATTTCCGCTAACCTTGCAGCATCTGCTTCTTTGTCTTTTGTGGCTTGCTCATTTTTTAGGCTTTGAATTTCAGACCCTAACCGCTTTTCCCTTCTAAGCGTTTCATTTTGCAATTCAAAAACACGTGCAGCTGCTTGGTCTGCAATGTCCTTTTCTTCTTCATCAGCATCTACCTTATTATCTACTCCTTCCTTTAGTGCTTTGGCTTTTATTTGCGCTATCCTTAATTCCTCCGCTGCAACTTCGCGTTCAATTTGAGCAGCACGTTTTACGGCTTCAATTCGTTCTTCTGTAGATTTGGTTAAATCGTCCGCAATTAGTCGCGCCTTTGTGATTTCCATATTTGCCTTTGCACGGGCGACAACTAAATCACCTTCGGCTACTTCAACAGCATTTAATGCCTTTGCATTATTTACGGCTGCCGCTGTATTGTTGACCAATCCAACTGTAAACGAATTAAAGGATTGTTTGATATTATCAATGCCACCTTTAAAGTCTAGCGTTAAAAAAGAACCTACTGCCTTAACAAACCCAAGCCATCCATCTACTAAATTGCTTACAACTGAACCAAGACCAGCCATCGCAACACGTAAAGACTGTGCGCCCTTTTCGGTGTTGGCAAAATATGCTACCAACGTGCCAACTAAAACTACAAATGCACCTATTCCTGTTGCAACTAATGCTACACGTACACCAACAAGGGATAACTTTACGGCATCAAATGCAGCTTTTAACCCACCTACTGCAGTTGCGGCTTGTCCAATCGGTCCTGGTATTAAAGCCGCTGCGTCTGCGCCAGCTGTAAAGCCTTGGCTCATAGACTTGCTAGTCTTATCAGTTTCGGTTTTTAAGGTCTTAACGCGCTTTGTCGTGTCATCAAGTTCTTTCTGTACTGTGTCAAACCCTTCAGTAGCATCCGATGTATTGACAACTATGTCAACAATTACTTTTTTAGTTTCGGCCATAGCTTAGATTTGAACGAGTATGTATGTAAGGTATAATTTAACGGTGCTGTTGCCTGCTGTTGGGTTTGATGCCCCCGAAACAGACACCAATATGTTTCCGTTTAAGAATTGAGCGTTGTTAACGGATGCAAAAACTTTAGGTATGTCCACAAACGTATCTACTCCAAAGGCTAATAAATTACCGCTAAACAAAAGGCTTGCTGAACCTTGAGTGTATACTGTGATTGTGGTAGCAGTTGCGTATGATACTGTGTTAAAATCACCGCTAAATTGACAGAAAAGAGGACAAGCATAGTATCCCGATGGAACGGTAATGTTAAAAGCTACAGGCGTTGTATTTAGTGCTAGTATTTGTGCGCTTGTCAATTCGAGCGTTGCCACTTGAACCCCCCCATCTCCATTGATTGTAGTATTGCTTTGGGTAATGTTAAGGTTGCTGACTCCGATAGCGGTCACGTTCTCCACGCCATCTGCAACCACGTTATTTGACCCGATTAGAGTGACGTTCTTACTTGCACCTACCCTGTTATTATCACCTTGCACAAAGAACCCAACCGCGTTTGGACTTACCACGTTTTCGCGACCGACTACCTTACCTTGGAACGGCTCAAATTGGTTGCCGTTAAGTAGCCTTTTTGATGGGTTAAGTGGCGCAAGTTCTAGTAGCCTACCACTACCTAAAGACTTACCACTACCCATTGCCGCGCTTTTCTTTTCATCTATTACAATGTCTCCAGCTTTGAATAGTTCTACTTTGGTAAGCCCTGTTTTGAACGGGTTGTAATCAATTACCTTGTTTAATCTGTAGTAGGTTTGGTCAATTAGTATGGTGTCGCGGAAATCTAGCTGCTGAATGTCCAATTCAGTCAAGTAGAACATCGCTGTGATTAGCTTGCTATCCTTGCTTGCTAATTCTAAGAACTGCGCTTCATGGTATTTCTTAAATAGGTTGTTGTTGGTATATTGAACCGTTCCAGTAGCCCCGTTTCCCTGATAGTAATACTCTTTAGACATACCGAAATTTATGTCTAGCGTTGGGGTTATTGGATTGTCCCAATGCCCAGCGTACGGATATTGGTCGTATGTAATTACTGTGCCTGTTGTAATTTGGTGATTCCAACTAGGGCTACTATCTAGCATACCTCCATAATACAGAATGCGAATGTTTGCATCTGTTTGTTTTGCCCCTTCGCTTATGTCTGCATCGTATATCTTTGGAATGATACGGCTACTAATGCCATCATTTACCAACGGAGTGCCGCTAAACACTACGCTTGTTTCCTTCTTTTCGGGAACAAAGTCGTTATCAATGTTTAGTGTCCTATGCCCGTATGCCTTGCCATAGTTGCTTTGGAAACGCTCGTTATAATAGTCTTCATCCTCTGAATAGGTATAGACGTACTCACGACCCGATAGCAATCCCATAGGTGTAACGCTTAGCTGCTTATCGCGTGCCAGCTTATACGTCCAATCACGTAGCACACCGCTTGCATAGTAGTCGTTCCTTGTTTGGAATATGTAATGCCTATCAACTGTTTTACTCGGTGTCATGTACAGATTGAACATTTTTAGAATGCTCAAAAAGAAATCTTTGATGGTCGTTTCGGGCATCCCGAAATTCATGCTAATGTCATCACCGTAATTAGGCTCGACATTTACGGGTCTACATTGCACCGCTGAATTAGTGTCAAATGTAGAAGTAAACGACCCGTTCAAAAAAGGCAAGTAGAACGCATCTATAATATATTGCACAGTTACAACATCGCCTGCATTCACTTGAAATTCTGGACTTGTAAAAGGTAATATGCTAGTAACTGAAGTTCCAACAGGTAAAAATGAGGAAGGTATATCTAGTTGCAACGCTTGCCCGTAAACAAATGTCCCGTTTAAGTAGATTTGTACTCCAAATGGATAGTACCCCGTTTGACTGTCTGCAACCGTTCGCGTTACCGTTGCCACTATTTGCCCTTCAAAAACATACGTTGCACCAAACGCCATTGTAAACTGGTCAGTAGTAGTGTCGTATTGTCCTAATGGATTAAGAGGTGCGCTGTTTGTATTAAACGGCATAATAGCTGCACTAAATAGCGTTATATCCGTTGTGCGTTCCGTGTAAATAGTACGGTCGGCAATCTCATCTTCGCTTAATTCAAACCCCTTAACCCACGGCAAACACAAACGCTCAAACGTGCCATCTGTAAAGAAGGATCCCTCATAGGTTGCATCAGCATAGGCAAAAATTCTATTCCACAATTCTTGCACATATAGCGCAGGCCGTAGGTCAATAACTGGATAAGTACGCACCCCTTGCGAAGTAACCAATAAACTATTCCTTCCGTAGTCAATTAACGGATATACATAACCAACTCCAACTGGTGCAAACCATGTAGCCGATTGGTTGCTTTCCGTTAGCGTGTGGTTTAAGTCGCTAATGTCAATAATACGATTGCCTTCATCATCTCGCCCGTTTAGCTGTTGGTCACCCCATACTCCAAAAATATCAATTAGCTTGCCTATAAAAACAACCTCGTATTCAATTAGCCCTTCAGTTATGCTAATCTTTCGCAGTTGCATCGACCCGTCAAGCTGCGGCAAACTGTTGTGCAATACTTGAACGCTTGCCTTTTTGTTTGGGTTAAAATTCGCCCCTATATTTGGAAGGCTTGCATCGTATAGATTAGCTATGTCGGCCTCGAATAGGTTGCCAAATAGCGTATTATTATTTGCCGTTCCTGCACACCGTATTGTTTTGGTGAACTCCGTTTGTCTTTTGTCGGGCTCCCTTACATCACTAACCGCATAGTTAAACGAAAAGTCTGCACCCGATACTACGTCTAGTAAGTACCCTTCTACTAATACCTCTGTACCTATCATTGCGCTTGCGTGTAATCAGCCAATGCTGTTTTGAACTCCAACTCTAATTGGAAAACGCCATCCTGCACACCGCGTTTCAACTGCCATTTTTTGTCGTCAATAGTTATGGCTACAAACTCCGACCCTTGCTCCATAAATGCTACAGGAGAAACAACCAAACCATGTAGCCAATTCCATTCGGCATCTGTGAGATTGTCGCTGCTTACGCTTATAGAGGTGTCTAGTCGCGTGTAGTATTCTGTGCGACCTCTTGAATCGTATGTGTAACCGTATGCGCCTGCTGTACTTAGCTTGTTTTGCTGTTGTACAAATGTTTCTCGCTTAATGCTCTCTTCAAGTTGGCTCTTTAGTTTGAAAGTGTACGCATCAAACCCACCGTAAGGATTAAGCCAATGCAAGCGAATAGGCTCATACTTTGAACAGTTGGTTATATTGAAGGCAAAGGTCAGCGGAGTAGCCGACCCCGTAGATAAGAATTCAACTTTATAGGACTGCACCCCTGTGAAGCTTGGAGGACTTGCCATTAAGCTAAAGTCACGCGTCCCTATGCCAGCACGTACGCGATGGCGTGTAAACTCGTTACCAGCTACTGCAGGAAAGGCTGTAAATGATAGCCCAAACGGGTTAACTTGTAACGGGTCTAAGGTTAGCGGTGTGCCTTGCAAATTAGGCAATGGGTATTTAGTTAGCTGCAGGCTTATCGGTGCTTGCTCGTCTTTTGCCAAGAAGTGAACCCATTGGCTTTCTGCGCTACCAATGTCCCTAATAGCAGGGTTGTAACTTGTTAACGCTTTAGGTGCTGCGCCTTGAACAGATAGGTAGTCGTTTTGATTGTAGCTAATGAATGCAATGGTAGGTGCAACGCCATTAAATAAGCATTTACGCGGCTTAGTGAATTGGCTTTTTGTTACCCATTTACCAGCTTCATACTTTTGTGATTTCCACGTGATGGAATACCATTGAATGCTATTTTCACAAAGCCCCCACGGTGCATAGGTAGGCGTTTGTTTGGTGTGGTCGTAACTCATAAAGCCCTGCATAACTCTAGATGGGTCGAATACGATTCGCCTATTGGAGTTTGCCCTGAATCGCAGTATGAATGTAGCCGCTAAAGTAGATACAGGCGTGTTTCCGTTAAACACTTCGACCTGCATACGCCAGTCGTTTAGCGTTCCACTTGTATCACTTTCGCGAACTACCCACGGGCTTTGATTGTAGGCAGGCGTGTATTCGCTTGGTTCTTGGTCAAATATCAGCATAGCTGTAAATAGGCAAATTTCACCTACTGTTTATCTTGTCAATTTGATTGTTTAGGATTGCGAGAATGTCCTGTTCCATCGAATCAGCTAATGCGCTTGCCATGTCATCAAATATGCCGCTGTTGTATACGTTCGTGAAGAATTTAGTGCCTTTCGTTCCTTCGCGCTTTATTTTGCGCTGGATTAGGAATGCTATGCTATTTGCTTCGCGTTCACCAAATGCCGCGTCACTTTTGCCCTTTTTTAACTTATCGCGCACGTTTGGATAACTTAGCCACTTCAATATCGCAGAACGTGGCGGTGTGTGTGGCCGTGTCCCTTCATCTACAGCATCCCAATAGTCTAGGGCATCAATATACATCCCTAAACCGTTAGGCTTTAAATGAAGGTCAATACTGCCTTTTAAATTAAAGCTTGCGTTGGTGTTGTTAGCGTCTAGGTTGTCGGTTAACCTTAACACTATTAAATCGCCAAGTATCTCTAATTGCGCTGCCGTGTTGGTGTACTTATTTGCCATGCCTTTGTGCTTGTTGCCGTTCGTAAATACCTACGTGCTTAAAGAACGTCATGGTATTAAATAGCTCAACTACGTTCATGTTTAAGTAGAAGTCCCACTGCTCGCGCCTGCCATTCGTGAGGAGGTGAATTGAGTAGAGCCATCCGTAGATTTCGATGAATTGGCTAGCTGCGCCAATGCCTTTGTTTTCATCTCCGTCCCCTTTCGCATCAAATAGTCCGCGATATTTTTCATTAAGTCCACGTAATTCTGCAAAAAAAAATCCGCTAATGGTTTGACTGTGGTAATCGGTAGCCCTAGCATTGCCTTCGCTACGTTCTCATGTTCTTTGCCGTTGTATGGCTGCTTAATAAAACCCCACTTTAACGGAGTAGCAAGGCAAGCAATTACGTTGTGCAGGTTAAAATCTATTTTGTCCACATCCTTAATAAAGTGGTTCATGTCGATATACTGCCCTCCCGTTATATCCTTAGCCTGTGATTCAATTCGATACCACTTACCGCCTACTTTAACCCTAGTCTTTAGCTTGCCATTAGGCACGGTGTTTAAGAATTTGAGCGTGTTAGTCATTATTCGCCCGTGTTCATACCGAGTAAGCGACATAATCACATCCATGTCTGCACCCGATAGCGTGCTAATGATGGCGCACTCCGTTAGATACGGATCTTCATCTTCGCTAAGTATTTTCCTTATTGCTTGCCATTCAGCTAGGGTCACCGCATCCCACGATGTAGGTAGTTTGAGTTTCATTTTCTTGTAGTTCTAGTATCGCACACAAATACGTCAGCATAATAGCCGCCTGCTGGTATCATTATCTTATTCACATACATATAGTTAGTTATCCATTTACGTTCATAGTGACCCGATACACATGGGCGTTCGTAATCGCGTAAAAAGTAAACCGATGCAAGTATAACTAATAGCCCAATAGCTACGTAGCACGCGCCCCACTGTGTCCAATGTTCTTTCATAATAGGCGTTCTTTTCGTAATTCGTTAATCTTGTTAAGGTCGTATTTGTCGCACACGTAGGACATTAGTTCCATGCCCTCATCTTCTATTTGCGCATCACTCATTCTGCTTGCTGTTCTTATACCCTCAAACCAATTAGACACGTGGTAAATTCCCTTTGCCTTGTCAATGTATGGGTGCATATCTTGTACAAATATCGGCTTGCCTTTAAAGCCAGCTTCCAGAATCTTTAGGTTCGATTTGTAGGTGTTAAACTTTGCATCTGTTAGCGGTGCAATAGCAATATCGAACTGGTCATAAAGCATGGCATAGTTCCAAACGTCTAGCCCTTTTACGTAGGTAGCTTGTAGGTTATCGCTTAGCCTTGTCCATTCGGGTTCGCCCTCCACGTAGCCGCATATTACGGGTTCTATTCCGTTCCAACTGCCTGCCGTTAAAAGTAGGTCGTTCACATGGGTAATGCTGCCAGTCCACCCAATGCGCCCGTTGCCGTTGTAGGTTGGTTTCCATTGCTGTTCATCGGGATCTATTGCATTGGGTATAACATACACGTTACTGTTTAGCGGTGTGACTAGGTTAGCTAGGTGTTGATGCGTTACCCATACTTCATCACTAGCCATAATTGCGCCAATAATACGGGACTTGATATTGTTCACCTTCCAATGTTTGGCTAGGTAGTGACCGCCATCTAGCACCCAGCTATCGTCTATATCGCATATCACATACGTGCCAGCTTTGCGCAGGTCGTTAATCAACTCCGATTGCTTCATGCACGGCAGCACCCGGTTAAAAATTACCACATCAAACTCCATCTCTAGAATGCCCTTGTCCACTCCAACACATCGAACGACCTCAAAACCGATAAGGCTAAGCGGTTTGTAAAGCCTGTGATACTCGACCCCTCCAACATCTTCAAAATGTACTATGTAACCTATCTTCATCTTATTGCGTATGTGCCGCTGCGTGCGCTTAGTTTCTCCATAATGCAGTAACGGCTCGCATCTATGGCATGGTCTAATCCTATCGGGTCGTTTGTTTGCGCGCCTGTCTTATCCACTTGCCAAATGTAACCACGAAGTTCTTTGATTAGATTAAGGCTGCTACTCGTTACCATAAGTGGCTGCTGTTGCATTTTGTCTAGCCCTATGCGTATGCTATCTGCTCCCTTTTTGCACCCTCTTATCCTAAAGCCAAACCGCTTCAAGTCCTCAATGCTTTTCGGTTCTGCGCTATCTGCAATAATCTCACCGCCCTTGTATGCGTTTAACCGTTGAGCAATGTCGCTGTTAGTTAGGTTTGTTTCGTAAAGCAATTCGTTAAGCCAAAGTTTGCCATCACTTTCGCACACCTCAACAAAGCTAGTAGGGTCGTTTGTGAAGCCCCAGTCTAGGCCGTATGCTTTCCACTTGTAAGTCGTTGGCATCTTGTCCACTTGCTGCCATTCTTTGAACACAACGCCTTGCAAGCTACCTACCTCACCAAGCCCATACACACGCCACCAGTTCGCCCAATAGCTAGACGTTTCACCTTTGGTTCGGGCTGCTTCAATCTCTTTGACAATGGCAGGCTCTAGGGCTTCGTTGTCCCGGTAGGTTAGCACAATAAAGTCAGTATCGGACTTGCCTATCAGTTCGGTATTCGCCCAGAATAGCATGGTCGGGTTGTAGTCAATGTAGATAAACCGCCTTGTTCTAATGCTTAGCTGGTGGTATGCTTCCCAGCTTATGTTGTTGGCTTCGTTCACAAATAGAACGTCACGCCTTGCACCCCGTAGTTTGTCGCTCTGGTCTACACTAAAGAACTCAATAAAGCTACCACTATTAAACGCATAGGTTAAGGTAGATCTATTCCAGTTTGCCATTTTGAAGTTTCCCGTGTCCTCCATTATCTTCAAGAAGTCACGTATTGCGCCACGTCTTAAGTGTGGGATGCTTTCAGATACCACGCTAATCTCCACGTTTTTATTCTCGATTGCGTAACTAATCAGCATCGGGATTATGGTGAACGTTTTCGAACTGCTCGTGCCGCCTTGTACTACCCTAACGCGCTTGCGAAGGGTCGCTATTTTAACTTGCGCTGTTGTCCGTTGGAACATCTAGTAGCAATGATTTGAACGGGCTTTGCTCTATACTTATTTCAGTCTGCGTCTTTTCAGTTAGCCCGTTTAAACGCTGTGTAATACTTGGATTGTATTGTCCAAGTAGGCCACCTGTGATTTGGTCGTGTCTTATTTCTTCCTTTATACGTGAACAGATAGCTAAGAAGTCAGGGTACATATTATCCTGATTCAGAAAATACTGCTTAACCGTTCCGTAGTGTTCATATCCAAAAACGTAGAACCCTTCTAACGTTAGCGGCATCTTGGGATAATCTTCTACCCTTGCCCCATCTTTGCCAACGTATTGCACCTTAGGCCATTCTAAAGCCTTTGTTTGTAGATGCTTTTTGTATTTCTCCCACGCTTCGAGTAACTCGTTTGGGTGCTTAAATATCCTTGTTGGGTGCATTAGTAAATATCTGAGTTACAAATTTCATCACCAATAAAATGGTCATCGTATGGGTAACTGCTATATCCTGTACGGGTTGCCCTTGTTCCATTGCAATAGTCAATTACATAGTTGCACGTAGTACCCATTTGAGGATGGAAGCCTTTATACTTATCGCGCAACGTTCCGCAACCGCCTGCGCATCCTTGTTCTTCTTTGTCGCAAGAAGCTAGGGTAATGAATGAAAAAAATAGTAAAGTTCTCATTTTACTTTGTATGATTTTATTCTTAATTGACTTTCATTTTTATCATACCAAAAATCATAATTTTCTGGATAGTATTTATTCGCAAAATCCTCCATTATCTCATTAGTGATTCTTAGTGAGCACCAGTGAAATACTTGCGAAAATAAAACTACTTGGTTTATCGGGATAATGTCAAACTCATAATGTCCCATTTCTACTACTTGTTTCATTTAATCCTTTTAGCTGGCATACCTACGTAAGTGCCTTTCTCTGTTATATTGCTAAGTACAACTGCGCCTGCTCCAATTATTACATCATCACAAATGCTTATGCCCTCTTTAATTACTGCGTTTGTTCCAATGTAGACACGGTTGCCTATTGTGCATCTTCCACTTACACGCGCGCTAGGGGCTAAAGTTACGAAATTACCTATTACGCAATCATGTCCAACGTCAGAATGTAGATTAGCTTGGAAATGCGTACCTATTGCGCAATCCACGGTAATAACTGCAAATGGAGTTATAATCGCCCCGTGTCCCAGTAATACGCTTTTGCCTATGCAAGTCACTTCATGTATCACGTTTGCAAACTCTTGCCCGTGTCTTAAACTGTTGGCTATGGTTTGCCGCGCTAGTGGGTTACCTATTGCAATAACTGCATCGGATCTATCACAGTCAAGTTGTGATAGCGGCCTGTGCTTTAATGAATTTGCCATGTGGTCACTAACGTAGAATGTGGCATTGTTTGAAACGTAGGACATAACCTCCTTACCAAAACCGCCTGCACCTATTATTGCTAGTTCTTTCATTTATTCAAGTCGTATACCCATTGCATCGGTGTCCTTCCGTTGCCGTGTAGAATAGCAGGTGTTTTACCCGTTAGCTTATTCACTACTAGGCCGTTCTTTATTTCAAAATCTGTGCCCTCGTAACCGTTAGTGTGTAACGGATGGCCTTGCTGGTTAGGGTCGTAATCAAATGCAATGCTTTGGAATAGTTCACACTTGTAGTCTAGTTTAATTGGAAAGCCATCTTTAACCGCTTGCAAATAAGCGTCCATTGCTTGAGCTTGTCCGTTGGCTTGGTCATGTAGCTTATTTAATCCGTAACGCTCAAAGAACTCAATAGCTAAAGCTAGTGGACCAGCATACGCACCGTTATTAAGGTAACGCCACGGTGACTTTAAGCGTGCAGGAAACGGGTATAGTGCCGCTCTATCTTCGAAAGGATAGCACGCCTTTTCAGTAGACCAAAGTAGATATTTTTTAGGCGCATCAAAAGGGCGTTGGCAATAGGTGTCTGCTGCATCGGAGTAGGCAAAGGTGTCATGACCAGTTGCCGCACGTTTGTAGCTTTCATATAGCCCTCGAAGGATTGCGCCGTTGCCCGTTGGGATAGTGTTAACGGCTACCTCAAAGCCATGCCGCTCAAATGAGTC